GGCTTGCTATCAAATTGAGCCGCAACATATTCTTCATCAATATAAATTGTACCATTTGGTCCCTCTGATTGCCTAAAGAAAGCTGATTTATTTTTTCCTTTACCTTTAATAGGGCCAACTACTATGTCTGCTTTTGTAATTGGCATATCAATATTTGATTTCCAATTAGAAATATTAGCTAGATACAAACCTGATGCACCCTTTTGCCAAGGAGACTTAGCAATTTTTCCAGCTGTTTTAAAATCAATTCCATTTCTTAATAGCCAGTGTTGTTCAAATGTATTCGCTTCTCCCTTAGTCCATTTAATAGAATAATCAATAATACTGTGCTGTCTGTTTAAACTTTCCCAATGTTTTAAAAAGGCTGTAAGAGGAGCAAGACCGTTTAATTTATAAAAAGCATCAGTACCTTTTTCCCAGACTTTTGCTGTTTTAGATTGACCACGCATCTCGTCTGATAAACGAATTTGCGCTCCACCAATTTCCATCTCTAAAGCTTCTGCGTATTGTTCTTTTGTTTCCCTTAATGCTTGCTGAATCTCTGGCGCTCTTTTTAATAAAGCAAATAAGTTTTTAAATACTGTACCAACTTCATGGTTCATAAACATTACTGCTGGCTCAGTAATTGTAGCAAGACCAGCAGAGCCTAAGAAATTTAAACCAGCCGCAGATTTCATAACATAAGCAATTTTATTATCAATCCTAGAAGGGTCATCAACAACACGCCCTACTATTCTGTCGTACATAACTAAAAATTCTTTTCTAGCTTTATTAATTTTAGCTGTAGACATGTTATTTGAAATACCATCTTCATCAATTTCATCTAAAAGGTCATCTATACTACGCCCACCATACATTTTCTCCCATTCAATTCTAGGACCGAGACGCTTTACATATTCATCCATAACTTTAATAGGGTCTGCTTCAATAAACTCTAAAATTTCTTTGTTAGAAATATCTAACTTTCTACCTAACTGATGCTTAGAAGCACCAATACCCATAAAAATAGAATCAGGATTTAAAGGGTCGTACTCCCCTTCTTCTAAGATTTTTTTAACTGTTTCTTCAGCACGAAGAGTTATAGATTCTATAGTATCTGATTTGTTTGTTGAAGTTCTTGAGTAATGATTAATAATTGTTTTTGTAAATCCTACTCTATTAGCTTTTATTTTAGTCATATCAAAATATCTAGGGAAATAAACAGTTTCATTTGCTGGCATTACAGGGTTTTCACTAGCTTCTTTTAATAATGCTTCTTGTTCTTTTATTTCTTTTTCTAATCTAGCTTGCCTTCTTTTAAGAGAAGCTGTTGTTTTTTTATTAGTTGGAAGTTTTAATTTTGCATTTGCATCTTCAAGGCTTGCTGTTAATCTAGCTATATTTTTTTTAAAACTGTCAACAGAACCAATAAGTCCAAGCTTTCTAAGCTCTACTTCCTCATTCTTAAAAAACTTAGTAATTAATTCTGCCGCTTCTTTTTGTTTTACACTCATTCTATAACTAGGGTCATCTTTTATCCTAGCTTTATTTACTTCAATCATCCAATCTTCCATAGTCATTCTGTTTTTTTGAAGCGGATTTAAATTAGCTAGTTTGTTTCCTGTATTTGTAAGGTTCATTCCAGCACCTTCTGTCATTCCCCCTATTTCTTCGCCCCATAGTTTTTGAAGTTGCGCTCTTAAAACAATAACTTTTGATGTGTGCAATTTTGCTAGGGTGTAAATAGATGGCCCTTGAGTTAACCCCATTAAATTACCAACTGTCATTAAAGCATGGTCACCACCTAATTGATGCATATAAGCTTTTGTCTTAGTTAGATTGCTATTTAAAAAACTTTTAAAAGGTACTGGTACAAATCTTAAAAAGAAATTATCTTTTTTGTAAATATCATTAGGGTCTTTAGTTTTCCAATATTCTATTGTTCGAACAGATAATTCTCTATTTAAATTATAAATTTCCTGTGTATTTTTTGTATTTTTTATAAGCTTTTTTAATTGGTCATTTGTATATTTACCGTATGCTCTATCTTTAACTGATGGCATATTATTAATTTCTTCAGGAGTAAGGTCATCTAATCCTTTTGTTAAAGCATTGTAATCATCCATTAATTTATTTAAATTTCTAGCTTTAATAGCTGAAGGTGTTCTAATTAAACCTTGCAAAAAACCACCGAAAACAAAAGCAGCTCCCATATTGATTGGAGTTTCATAAGGTATAGAGGTAGGGTCAAATGGCGCTCTAGCTGCTTCAAACCCACCTTCAATTATTGCATTAGATAACCCAACTTTTGCTATAGAAGCCAAGAAACGAGCTTCTCCAACTCCAAAAGGAAGAGCAAGAAGATTAATAGGATTTAAAAGTTCAGCAGGTATTAAATATTTATACGGAGCAGAAGCTAATGTTTCTCTTACTTCTATTCTTTCATCTAAATCTTGTAATCTTTTAGTAAGTTCTGGTTGGCTAGTAACATCGCCAAAAGTATGTATATAAGGAGCATGTCTTGGTTTAAAAGATTCATTTCCTATAATATTAAACTCAGGGTCATCTACACCATTATAACCTTTAAATGTTTTAGCATTTTGAATATGAGTTATTATAGGGCTTGTAACTCTTTGATAAGTAGCTTTCCAAACTTCTCCAAAAGAAACATTTTTCTCTATTGGACCAACACCAAAATGTTTATTAGGGTTCCAGATTTCTTCATTATCAAACCCATTAATCATTTTATTAATCTCCAACTATATCAAAAATTTTATCAAATAAATCAGGTTGGTCTTTTATTTCAAACAATATTCTAGTAAGTTCATCTGTTTCTACTCTGTTATTATTTGCATTTAAAACCATTGTTTTTCTATTGCTGCTTTCATCTGCTTTTACCAGTGTGTAAGTTCTTTTATTTTTACCTTTTCCAACATCAAAACGAGTAGCCTTATTAAAATCAATACTATTTAAAACAGTAGTATCTAATTGAATTGCAGATTCACTCAACAAAGGTTTAGTAAGTTTAAGTTTACGAGCATAGTCTAATCGAGCTTGTGCTATTCTTTCGTTTTCTATTTTTATTTGCTCATTAATATCATCACTATCAGGAAGACCTGATGTTTCAAAAGCGTCTCTTAACTCTTTCTCAGAAAATCCAGGCATGTCTAACTTATCAGCATCGTTAATTACTACAGGAACATATTGACCTTCTATTATTTCATGAGGCCACCATGTTATAGCATTAGCAATTTCATCATTTGGAACTAAAACAACTCTTTTATAAGCAGTGTTAATACCTAATTTTGCTTCTGCTTCTTTTATTGAAATAGGGTTTATTCTTTCATGAAGTTCTTCATCAAGTTTTTTAAGAGTTCTAACAGCAGTTTTGCTAATTGGTTCGCTAGGCCATTCAATGCCACTTGCTATAGCTCTTTCTTTTGCAGCCTTAGGAGTTAATATTGCACCATCCCATACAGTAGGTATTAAAACTTCATTTCCATCAATCTGTACTATTGTAGTAAATACAGTTTGCAGTTCACCACTTTCATTTGTAGAAGTTTTTTGCTCTGCAATATTTCTTAAATGATGCAATACTATTGGACTACTTTCTGTAGTAGATGAACCAGCATTAAACCCTCTACCCATCATATATTCTGATGTACTATTTTCAGGACGAATTACAATTTTATCAGATAAAGTATAACCTAATCTATTTAAATCTGTTTCAACATTTGTTTTTACAAATTTATTTATTTCTGGGTCAACAAAACGAAGGTCAAAACTGAAAGCTGTTCTTGCACCTGTTACGTCAAGAATTGTATTATCTATAACAAATTTTTCTTCGTAAGCTTGTTTTAATCTTTCTTTAACTCCTTCTTCAGTATAACCAGCGGCAACCATATATTCAAAATAATCATTAAACTTCTTATAAAGAACTGGATTTAAAATGTTTTCTTCTGCTTCAATGCTTTCAAGAATAAAATCAGAAGCTTTAATAGGTTCTTCTTCTTCTTTAAAAAGAAATGATTTTATTTTTAAAGCTTTATCTTCAGCACTCATATTGCCTAATAATTGAGCTGCTTCAAAAATATTTTTACTACCTGTTAAACTTTCTATATTACTAATAGTTTCTATAAAATCAATTTGTTTATCAGTAAGAACACTATTACCTCTTATAAGATTAATTCTTTTTTCAGTGTCTGAGTCTACAAAATTATTATATTGACCATAAAATTCAAGTAACATTTTAAAATCTGGCTCAAATGCTGAACCATTTACAAATCTATTTGCTAATGCTGAAAAATCATCTGAACCTGACTTAATTAATATGGACCAATATTGATTGTTTCGAAAATCAAATTTAGAGTCAAACCCTGATTTATCTTTTTGATTTACTCTTCCAACCAGAAATCTATTTATTTCATGTTGTTTTTCTAATTTAGCTATTTCAGCTCTTTCAACAGTTTCAAAATCAATAGTAGCTGTATTAATATATCCAGCTACTTTCTCATGACTATTGCCATACCCTGCCCTTAAGACAGAATCTGCAAAATCTTGTAGATAATTAACTGAAACTTCTTGTGGCCCATCAGCAGTGCCAGTACCTTGAGAAAATGCAAATTGATTTAACTCACTTGCGTTACTACCATTACTTCTTATATACATTTCTAAAGCTCTTAAATGAACTGTTTTAATTTCAGGACTCTCTGTAAGATTATTTATCATGTTATTTTGAAGAGCTGTATGAATATCAATTATATAATTTTCTCGTGCTGTTACAGTTAAATCTAACTCAATACTTTTTTTATTAATATGTGTTCTAATTTTTAATAAATCTTTTGCACTGTAGTCAGGTTTAGCACCTATAATTTCTATTTCTTTAATTATATCATCAGATAATTGAAATTTTTCTATGTTTAGTTTTATTTTTTCGTTAGCAACTTTTCGACGGTCTACCTCGTTCTCAAATTGTTTATCGTCTACACGATTAACATATTCTGTAGCATTTCCAATTTGATTTCGATTGTATATATTTTTATTATTATGCAACCAAGTAGTAATAGTTTTAGTTAATTTACTTGGTAGTTTTCCATTTTTATCTTTTACAAAATTATTAGGCATAGCTAAAGCTGCTCTAATAGTATCTAAGCTATCACCACTATATGCTATCATGTAATCTATAAGATTAAATCTTATATCACTGTAATCTTTCTGTAATGCTTCTTGAGCGTTTATTCCTAAGTCCTCAAATCTACCAGCTTGAACACTTGCAGCTATTTGTTTTTCTTGCTTTGCTATTAATGAAGATGCTTGTTCTAAAAAAGCAGTCATTTCTTGTGCGTTATTAGGTCTCCATGCTCCATCTTCTACATCTCCATCTGTAGCAATTGTTCTACCAAAGAGAGCATCATTAAAAGTTTTATATATTTCTGTGCTACCGTCATTAACTCTTGTAGTATATTCTTGAAATTCTTGTGCTTGCCATTCAACTGCTCTTCTATCTAAAACAGGTGCAAAGGTTTGAGCAAAACTCACAAGCTCACTTCTAAATTCTGGTGGAATATCACTAAACTTCCATCTAGAATTAGGGTAGCCTTGACGAGACTCTAAAGTTTCATAAGTATCATCTCCTGTTTTTATTCCATGAAGCCATTCTATAACATCACTTTTGCTTAATACTTGTTCTTTAGACATTTGCTCAATACTTGTTTGTATTATTCCTTTCCACGAAGATAAATTAATATCTCTTATTCCTGCAGTATGTTCTCTTTGACTAATAACACCAGAGGTTAAACCATCATTTAAAAGTTTAGTACTCTTTTCTAATAATAAATTTCTTTCATCTTCTAAAAGTGCAATAGAAAGCTTATCACTAACTTGAGTTGTTTCAGAAATAATAAAATCATTTTGCTCTACTAACGCTTCTCTTCTTCTAGTTTCAATAAGGTTCATTTTAGTAGAAGCTAAGTAAAAAGTCCCAGCTTCTTCTATCATGCTTTTATACATACCCTCTGGAGCATTATTAACCATACCAGATAAATATTGAGAAAATTTTTCTTCGTATGCTTGAGGAGAAATTTTATTTATTAATGCAAATTCTTTAGATTTTAATTGTATTTCATCAGATATTGATTTTTCAAATCTACTATCAATTATTCTTTTGTAAGCAACTCTAGCATCAGAGTTCATATTGTATAACTCTAAAGCTTCTAGCTTACCTGTAGTTGGATTAATTGTTCTAACTTTATCTATATCTTCATTTAAAGCTAACTCTTGTGCTTCATTAAGAGATTCTTTTTTTAAAGTATTAAAAGCTGTTGATGCTACAGTTTTTGCATTAGCTCTAATTGTTTCCCAAAGCTCAGACTCACCTGTATTAATCCTAGCAACACCTATTGGCGCGTTAGTAACTGTTCTTTTTTGTCTAAGTACTGGCATTAGAGATTCCTATTATTTATCTGATTTCTTTCTTGAGTCTCTGTAAGAAGATATACCCCCCATTATATCACCAAAGGCATTAATAGTAGCAGACCTTAAAACATTTTTTGAACCAGCTCTTAAACTTGCCGCTTCTATTTCTGTTTTTCTCATACTAATTAGACTTTGATTAGTAGCAACTCTTATGTCTTCTGACACTATATCTTTTTGATTATCAAAAAAAGCTTGCATACTAGGGTCATCTGCTCTTCCTAGATTTGCAAACATATTTTCATTAGCTGACATATCATTTTGATATTCATTCATTCTTATTATAGCAGATTGTTTAGTTTGTGTATCCATTAAACTACGGTCAATCATTGCAAGCTTTGCACTTTGCAACGCCTGTCCAGCTTTAACTCTTCCGCTTTGAATAGAGCTAAAAGCTGATAAACCTGTACTAGCGATTGCTAACCATGGAATTGCCATTATATAATTACCTCTGCTATTAATCCATTAACCTGTATAGGTAGAGGTTCTGCTTGAGTCACTTCTATTTGTGGGTCATCACTATATCCAAGTAATCTAAACTCTCTTTTACCAGTAACAGGCGTTCTTATCTTTGACATATCATCAGTAACTTGTCTTATTGTTAGTGCTGTATTGTTTACACTTACTGCTAATGTATTATTTAAATCTAAGAAAACACTTCCTATTGCTCGAGGCAATCCTGTAACTGGGCCATTGTCAGCAGTTAAATCAATAGGATTAGTCTTTAAAGTAACGTCAAACTTATATCCAATTTCTGCTGTAAGAATAGCCTCAACATCAGATACATCAGCTTTACCACCAGATACTACTACATCACCATAATAATTTGTATTGCTTACTACACTAACAACTGCACCATTAGCAAACTCATCACTTACAGTAAAAGCACCTGTAGTGCTGGTATAAGTCTTAGCTACATCTAAATTAACTGTGTCTTTAAACTCACATAAAATATATTCCTGAGTACCAGCACCAGTATCAATAATAATATTACAGAACACTTTGTCATCAATAACACATATAGATTTAAAAGAACCTCTAGTTGTAAACTCAACCCACCCAGCTCGTTTTTCTGTTCTGTTAGAATTAAACACAGCTACAGTGCCATCGTCATTTACCATAAATATATAAGATTCATTTCTATTTATTGCACCTCTAAGAACAGACTGCTCAATAGGATTCTTAATAAGATGCGATGAAATAGAAGAAATAGAAGATGCAGTATACGAACCTTCTGCGTCTGAATAAATGTATTCTCTAACAATAGAACCATTCTTTTGCACAAATACTGTGCCACCATCTAATGACTCAGGACGAATCCATGTGCTACCATAAGGTGTTTGTTTTCTTAACTGTGCATTAGTTGGAGTTATTGCGTTACCTAGATATGTAGGCACAAATAATTCATTACTAGCTGTAAATATTTGCAAATCTCTATTAGACACTAAATGTCTTATTTCGTTTACTTCACCAGTAGCCGCAATCAATTGTATTGAATCAGAATCATTTGCTGTACCTACATCAAAGTTCCAGTAAGCATTTGTTTTGCTCATCCATATAGCATCAGGCTGTGAGCTTGTTCCACCAAATACTAATCTATTTTCATGAAAAGTAACGGCTGTAGGAAATCCTCTTAAAGAAGAAAAAGTTTGCTCTTGCCAATCTAATGTAGCTGCACCAGTAGTAATTTTAATAGAAGCACCACCACCATCTTCACTAGCATTAGCTGAACCATTAGCTGTAAATGTGTAAGTATTTGCATCTATAATAGCAAGAATAGCTTCTGAATTGTTTAGATTTGAAACAGAAATTCCACCAACAGTTGCAGCATCAGAGATAACAATAGTCTCACCACCTACAAAACCATGAGCTATATGAGTAACTTCTACTACTGCGCTACCAGACGCAGTCCTAAATGCATTATTAATTAAAGTTTGCTGTAATATTTTTAGTATTGTTCCTGTAGCAGTAGTTCCATTAGTTACCGCTGTTATAAGTATTTCTGAGTTACCATACTTTATCCGTGTACCAACATGAGCTGATACAAAATAAGATGCACTAGTTGTTAAAGTCTTACCTGTACCAACAGCTGTAGCGTTAACCGCTAAAGTTACGCCAGTATCTTGGAAAGGGTAATATGGTTGGAATGTATCAGTAACAATAGAGTCAGACGTTAATGTATCAAATACTTTTACTTCCAACTGAAAAGCAGTTGCACTAGTCCTTACTAATAAACGTGGTTTAAAAAGTGTATGACATATCCACATTGTGTTTCCATTTTGAGCAAATGAATATTCATTTATATACTCATCATCAAATGGAATTGCATTGCTATCTGCATCAGCCGTTAATGTAGCTACTAAACTTGTAACACCTGTTGATTGTAATACTCTAAATACTCTCAACTTAGCGTTTTCTATAGACACAATATATTGAAAACCATCTGAAAATATAAACGGAACTAATCTACTTTGCATATCAGCACCACCAGTAAAATTTGTTACAGCTAATCGTGTGCTGTCTGCTGTTGTTACTGTTAAATTAGTGCCAGATTGAGGAAAATCTCTTTTAACAGTTACTACTGCCGCTGCTGGATTGGCTACTGTAAATCCTGATATTGCATTTATAGCTGCAAAAATAAGGTCTGCCGTTACATTATTAGATGTATTAGGTTTATAATAATGAGTATTACCAGACGCGGCAGTAGGAGTACCAGCACCAACCGCTTCCGACTCTAGTGTAATTTCTGTGCCGTCATGTGTAAAAAACTTTATTTGAGTGCCAACAACAATGTTAGCATAGTCAGCTACTGTAATTGTAAATGATGTTTGCTCTACAGTAATATCGTACTCATATATTTTTTCAGTGCCAGCACGTTTAATTACACCCCCTTCACTTCTAAGAAGAAAGTTTTCTACACGTTGAGCTGAAGCTGAATACACAGCGGAGTCTGTTCTTGATATTGCTGACGGACTTATTTCACCAAACTGAAAATTATTTACTGGTACTCGAACTTTTCGCATTAACTACGCCTTTGAGTAATATACCTACTAGTATTAAATTTTCTATTTGTTTGTTGCTGAGAGTCACTTGCTCTAGCTTTAGCCATAGACACTGCGGCTTTTGTGTCCATCATGTTAGCCATAGCTGTATCTCTAGCTATTGATACTGCAAACATACTAGCTAATGTATACTCAACTGCTATTGTAAAATACGAAGGCCAGTCTACTTCTACTGCCCTAAATGTATAATCAGCAATTAAAATTTCAGAACTGCTAGAATCACAGAATACTTTATCACCGTATGTCTGATACTCTATTGGAAAATCACCTACAGTTACTGCATGTAACATTATTAAATTAGACGGCAATTGATACGCGGCATCATATCGCCCTGTAGGAGCATCAGATAGTAAACCTAATACTGCTTGTTCTGTTGCAAAACGCCATCGACAATTAGTTAATGCCGCCCTTGCTATATCCTCATACATATTAGAAGCAACAAGTGCCTCATTAGTAGAGTCTTCAAATGAAGTTATAGGCTCTGCACCGATTAAGATTAAAGCCCTCGAACATACATCTATTGATGAATTTGCTGGTGTTGCCATATGTAATTTGGGGGGCTGTTAAACCCCCCAATCCTCTAATCAGAGTCTGTTTCTGCTATAGCAGTTCCGTCAGAAACGTCTACAACACTACCAGTATTACTTAACACAGTAACAAAACTTGATGTCGGAGCATTACTGTCCGCTACAAGAATTACGTCACGTATATTAAGCATATTTGCCGCGTTGTTAAAGTATCCTGCACTATTAACAGTTGCGATTGCGTCGACCGTTTGATACGCCCAGAAGTTAAATCCACTTCCTCCAGCTAATCTAATTAGTCCACTTGCTGCATAAGCCATTTTAAAGTCCTTTCTTTACTAGCCGTTATTGTCAAGAACTTCGTAGATACCATTGTCGTCTATCGCAACAGACCCCATTGACATCATTGAAGTGGTTAGATGAGAAGCTTTCTCAGGGATATAATTTACCTCTGTAGAAACATCAGCATTAATACCAAGACCAATAGCTGAAGTGTGATAAGCCATATTTTTACCGCCAGCAATTGCACTGGTTGAGAAAATATTAAGACCTAAGAAGTTCTTCATTGTCATTCCACCAGCAAACGGAAGATTTTGCTCACCTACATAATCAGATGATGCGAACTCTTCGATTAAGAATAAGTCTGCAAAACCTTTAGGATGCATTGCCAAATATCTTTGGTTGTCTTCTGGAACTTCTGCCGCACCCATTGTTTCAAACAATGATAGTAAATCAGCTATTTGAACAGCAGAACTTGTATCATGTATTTGAGTAGAGTTTGCGCCAGCGTCTAGGGCCGCAACAATAATAGCATCTGTCTTACGACCAAGGGCCGCAGCTGCAGATTGAGCTACTGCTTGACGCTCATTGATATTGGTTTTTAACTCATCGAGTTTATCAATATATTCAGCGGCATAGAAGTCAGCCATTGTTGCTTCAACGGTTGTGTGGGCTAGCTCCATTGGAGTTACCATACCGTTACGAGATTTAGTTGTTGCTTCACCTGTTCCGATTTTTTGGAACCTTGCTATGTTGCCAGTTACGTTAGTAGTTCTGACAGTGTTACGCAGTTTAGAACCCATACGCTGATACGCTAAATGCACATCGGACTCGAACTGTTTGATGAAGGCTGTGTCTATTGAGTTTGCCATTACAGCTACCTTTCATTAATTTGCACAATTATTTATATCGTGGGTGTCTGCTTCACATGGTCATTGTAGGTATCCAAAAGGGCTACTCAATGTATTACAGGCCGTGATTCTAAATTATAAACATTTTTTTTTGACAAATTGCAACGCACAAAATGAACATAATTAATATTTTCTCCATCAACTACAACATCAACGTCAAATCCAAGCCAAATTGCCCACTGTATTATGCGCTCATTGCTTTCTAATATGTTCATATTAAGTTTATAATAGTTTCCATGTAGAAATTCTACTAACTTTGGGGATGCTTTTAAAAAACTAAACCAATTTTTCTGCATATCTTCTGCAAACATTGCCCACATTAGCCCAGTTTGATAGCCGTCAGGCTCTACACCTACAATGCCTAGTGGTTTATTATCTTTCTCAACCACATAAACATTCTTTTTTCTAACAAATTCCATAAAGAAATCTAAAGGTTCTCTGTTAAATAGAGATAACTCAAACTTATTTTCTTCACTAAGTGTTTCTGAAAGAGGAATAACGTGTTTCATATGAGCAGGAACTAGGGTTAAAAGCCCCTGCTTCATAAGCCAATCAGCCATAAAGCTTCTTGAATCCGTCTTCTATAGTCTTAACGTAAGCAGGGTCACGCTGGCTTACATTGTGGTATCGAGGGTCAAGCATCATAGTTCTTAAATCAGACTCATTAATTTTATCTACTGAATCTGTAGTAGAATTTAATGACGCGCCTTTCATGTTTTCCATAATATGCTCTAAGGCAACAATACCTTCATGGGTCTCTGCCATGCGTTCTATTGCTGGCATTAACTCCTCAGGGAAAAACTTATTAGCAAATGCACTAGCTGCATTAGTTCTATCTAAAGCTTGGTCGCCTAGTTTAATCATCTCATCGTCAATGTTAACTTCATTACCAGCAATAGCGTTCATATATTTTTCAATACCAGCAGAAAATACATCCTGACCATAACCATTCTCAAATGAATGTTCAGACCACCACTGTAACAGCTCACTTTCAATAGCCTCACCTTCGTCTATGTTCTCAGGTAATGTATAATCACCTTTGTTTTCTGGACGATTCTCATACTTAGTTCTATTAAACTCTTCTTCTATTTCTTTACGAAGAGTTTCATCTTTATTACCTAGCTTAGACTCTAGCTCTTTATAAGCTTTGGCTAGGTCTTCACCTGTTTTGTATTTTTCAGGCAACCATTCTGGTCTGTCAGTAGTTTCTACTGGCTCTACTGCCTCAGTTGTTTCTGCAACTTCTTCTGTTTGTGTATCTAATAATGTTTCATTCATTGATTTTTCCTATGTGCATGTTGTATGCGCCTCTCTAAAAGACCAACTATATATCTCTGACCTTCCAAATGACGCAATTCCTCAGTTGTAACATTCGGGCCATTTACCATCTCTATTGTTATAGAGCGTAAATACTTTAAGACTTCCTTGCCAGTGGGAGACTCTAGCAAGGAAGCTATATTTTTACTTATCTGTGTATCTGTATTGGTATCTCTTTGAAAACCATCAACTCCAATATTAACTTTACTGGGCAATCATTTGCTCCTGTTCTTCTGGTTGACCTTGAGGCTGACCTTGCATCTGTTGCATCTGAGCCATCTGTGCCGCAGCTTCTGCAATTTGCTTGCGTTGCTCTTCATCTCTAATCAAAGCATCAGGAACACCAAACTTCTTAGCTAAATGAACTGCTGTTTCTTCACTATCAATTAACATGTTTAACATCTCTGGGCCAAACACACCACCAACTAGTTCTAAGAACCTAGATACTGAACTTATATCTTGGTTTGCTTGGGCTTGTGCTAGTGGAGATATAGATTTTACCTTAACTTCTCTACCATTTACTACAGGTATTTCTATTCTACCCTGCTTTTTAAGAATATATATTAGTCTTTGAAGCACAGGTTGTACTAATTCTGCCTGTAATCTACCAAATGCAGACCCCATTCTGCGTGATAAATCAGCCATTCTCTCTGCAACTTCGGTTGCTGAAGCTGGTGTTCTGTCAGGATTACCTAACATATCGTTGTATAATGCACGTTTAATATTCAATCTCATGTCACTTAGTACCAACTGCGCTACATCAAAGTTACCAGCGGCTTGTATAGGTTGCAATCCAGCAGAGCCTATACCCTTTGGTATAATAGACCCCGGAACTAGCTGGATAGTATCTACGTTAACCACACCGTCATCTTCCATCTGGTAAATGCCAGAGATAGACATCTGTGCATTTTCCAAGATAAGCTCGATAGTTAAGTTAGTAGTCTTAATTGCACTAAGAGCGTTCATTAGTGGGCCACGACCGTATACTTCACCAGCACACTTGCTCCATCTAAAGCAAATAAAAGGATTAGACCCTACACCTGACATCTTTTCGTAGTAAACAACACACTTTGTAGTCATACATATAGCGTAATGTAGGTAAGCTTCTTCGTTTTTAGTACTATAATCCCTACAAACAAGCTCTAATAATGTAGTTGTTTGGTCTCCAGCGTTACTAATCCTGTCAGCAATCTTTGGTGGCATGGCAGAATTAGGGTATAACTGAGGTATTTGGTCAAACCTAATCTTCTTTCTTTCCCTAAATACATGGTCAATCTTATCATCTGGCCCAGTATCAAGGACAACATGAGGCAGAGGAACAGCAGAAAACACTACTGGGTTTAAGGAATCACCTTCTTCAACAACAAGTACACCAGTGCCTACAGCTAAATCCATAAAGGATTCATGCACCTCTTGAGAGAAATTAGAGTTCTGTATTATTTCAAATACATACTCTGTTACTTCATCGAGGTCGTTGTTAATTGGGTCACGCTCTCCTTTAGGAATCTCAGAACCAGCCACAAGGTCAGCCCACCTAGCAAAATTGGGAACAATACCAGACTGCAAACGAGAAGCGAACTCTTGTACACCCACCACAGCAGTCTCGTCGAATATTTTATCATCTCTTCTTTGACCGATACTTTCACTATAAAAAGACTCCCTCATAGGTAGCGCGTACTCGTAACACTCCTCGAACAAAGGCACAAAGTTTTCCCTTAGAACCTTTGCTTTTTCGTATCTATCCATATACTTCTTGGCAACTGGGTCGTCACCATAGTTGCTTGAAGATTCCATTAACTAAACCTTTGACCGAAATTAGAAGTGCTTCCTGATGATGGGTTAAGCATTGAGTAACGCTTTTTACTGCTAGAACCACCTCTTCTTCTTAATGTTTTAGCCGCTCTCTCAGTAATAGCTAAATCTTTATCTTCTTGCTTTTGCTCAGATATATCCAACTGCACTTCTCTTGCCGCCTCATCTGCATCAGCTTGTTGTTGTCTTGTTAGCGCGGCAACATTCGGGTCTACTTTTGGTTTTGGTAAGCACATAGTTTTCTCCTTTAAGGTTTGTTACTTATTCTGTAAGCACAGAATAAAAAATTTTGCAACTCACAATTACATTCTAGCCCACAATCCTTGTCTTCTTCGTGGCTTATTAGTTCGTGCAAACACATCAAAGTTGCGTTGTACTACTGTAGCTTGCGCTGGTTTCTGGTTACTTATAAGGTTTCTACCTTCTCCAGCCCCTAATAGTAGGTACTGTAAGGCATCATGTATGTGTGAATACATATTCTTATCTGGTTTATCTGCGTATCTTTCTCCAGATACTTCCATTCTGCGGTAGGAATACCCACCTTCGAATCCTTTTATAAGCGTTGAGCATCTTCTGTCTAGAAGAAACGCTGGCTTTCCTTCGGACATTTTGTTTAATTGTGATGAGACAGCCTCCAATCTTAGGTCAACAGAGTTACTTGGTGCAGGAACTGCTCTTAATCCAGCCCCTCGAAGTATGTGGAATGGTGTAGATTCATCAGTCTGCGCTCTAAAATCTCCAGCAGGGTCACCGAAAATAAGAACATCAGGACAGTCAGGAAAGCGTGTAGCGAGTTCTTCCCTTAGTACTTCCGCAAACCTAACGATACCCATGTCTATGGCTACAATCTCGGACTGTATCAGCCATCTACCACGAACCTTCTGTCCTAATACTGCGGCTGGAGTAAGCCCAAAGTCTATTCCTACATAAAGAGGCAGAGAAGCAGCCACTGGGATTTCTTCTTTAGCAACGTGTGTGTCAGTTACAAACATAGAATATACAGGCTTTCCGTCTTGGATTGTGCCTAGTCTATTCATAACATACACATCAATCCAGCTTTTTGTTTTACCCTGTACTAGATTAGGATAATAACTCTTTAACATATTCTTTACATTCTCAGCTACCTTATTAGGTGCATAGTTCTCTATCTCTCCGTCCTCATCCTTTAGCTCAACCATCCCAGAGGGCTGGGTATAGAAGCTCCAGTTAGTAGGTTTAACTAACATCTTAGCCTGTTCTCTAGGTATATGGTCAGGAACAGGAACCTCTCCAGACATAATAGGCCACCAATGGTCTTCCTCTGGTGCGTTAGTATCAGCAATAACCCCAGTCCATGTAGGGCCACCATCGCGCATAGAAGGAAAACGACCCACTCTCATAGTACACGCATCAATAATACTCTTGCCTAACTCTCTAGCCTCGTTAATCCAGATGCCAGTAACCTCTAGCGACAACAGTTTCTTTACATCCTCAGGTCTATCAAGGGCTAAAAAAATTACCTCAAGGTCTATATCACCCTTCTTAATGCGATGAGTATAAGGAACAGACCAATTAAACTTACCCCATTCATTCTCTGGAAACCAATCTAACCAAGTCTTAATTGTAGTAGTTCGAAGCTGGGGATTGGTATTCCGTATGATAGCCCACCGACTCTTGCGTATTCCATCAGCAGACTTCTCCTGACTTAACGCCCTGCGAAACACCTCAATGCAACACGCAACAGACTTACCACTACCAACAGGACCTCGAATACCACGAAAAAAAGTATCGTCCTTCATAAAACTCTTTAATACTTCCCCATCAGGCTTGTACTTAAAGTCAATCATTTGTCAGCAATACCACTGTCACGACCAACCCTTAACAGTCTAGCCACAGTAGAAGGAGCTAAAGAATCAATAAGCTTGTCAGCCTCATAGTCAGTAACAAACTCCTTAGGATGATGCTTGAAGTTAACCCTCTTTACTATCTTCCTCAACATATCTAACTCCGAACCCTTAATCGTACTAATAAAACTCATATCGAACCTTTCTCAAGAAAAATGCTAGTGGTAGACCTATTGCAACACAGTGACCGAATGTTTTAAGCCCCCCCTCTGCATTACGACAGGTCTATAGAGACACGAATGTCACCAGCTACCTGCACTTGACTCCTATCTATTGGCTTGAACCCTGCTCTGTCTAGCAAGTCCTTGCTTGCTTCCAGCTGAACATACTCACTCTTAGCACCCTTACTCAGTCCTGCTAACTGGTATACAGCTGCAGGAGCAAGTCTACTAAACTGTTCTGTCACCACTGTCATCAAGTGCTGTTGCACGTGTGCTGTCTTCAATGCCTTTTGTGCTGTGACTCTACCGCTGTCACCTTCTGCGTATCCTGCGGTCTTTGCAGCTTGCGTGACATTCCCTCCATTTGCTACATATGCATCAACTAAAGCTATCTGTCTTTTGGTTAGTTTTCTTACTGCTACTTGGTTCATCTCTTGTTACAACCCCCTCTCCTTACCTCTCCCCCTTCACAGATAGCTTGTTACAAATGTACGTGTCAACTCACAAATCAAACTACTGTCATAAGTATGCTAAAGAAGCACCTTATTACTGCTATCTCACCCAGAATCAGCCTCGTAGTTCCGCCTTTAGTTCGCTGGCTCTGTCATTTCTCACCATGAATTGTCCAAATAGAGTCACCTCAAAGCCATCTTAACCAACCACAACAATCTCGAGAGGTCAGTACCTATATCGAGGATGGCTTTGTCACGACCTGTCTACTCTTGCAACTGACACTAGCCTACTCATTCCGTCTTTTCTTATTCACGAAGCCGATTGTTACCTTCATGCTACAGGCTTACGAAAGCTCGCTTTTTGTCTAGGTAATGTCTTGCCGAAATGTTCATAACTTGTCGAAGAGTAAGTCACTATTGCTTGAGAAGTTTATGTTGAATGAAATCTTTCTTATGTGAATCTGTTCCTGTCATATCGCGAGGGAAATTCCTCGTGTCTTGTCTGCCATATCCTATCTGGTCAGAAAAGAGAAACGGACGTATCCATACACGACCTTGTGCGGATGCTATTCCACCTTTGGTGGGCATCCTTTATTGAATAGACCCTCGTCAGTTTATCTTGTCCGATGGTTGTGGCTAGGTCGTGGTTTATTTAATGCCTATTTATTTAACCACGCTAGATATTATCTGTTGGCTGGGCCAGATAGGATATGGCTGTCAAGTCTAAGTACGAGGAATTTCCCTCGCGTATAACAGGAGATTAACATGAAAGATTTAATTAAACATAAACTAGCAATAGCAACTTACTCTTCAACAAGTTCTGAACAGCAAGACGACTACCTAAACAAAAAGCGAGCTTCCGACGCTATCTATTCAGGTAACAATCGTCTTCAGTTCTTTAAGAAAAGACTACATGAGCAGGCTACTAAGATGTCAGCTGCAATCGCAGACAACGATGACAAAGCCATCCTCAATCTAGCTACTTGGATTGACCTCTCCGAAAAGATTGTTGCGGTTGCCCAAGATGACTTCGATGCCGACCAGTCTGTATTCGAACAACTACATGGCGAGAAATGGCAGGCCAACGCGCCATCTAAAGCCCGAACTACTCATCTAACTCAGGATGAGATAGAAGAAATCAAAGAAAGGTATGCTTCATAGCATACTTACTTTATCGAGGTAGGCTTTCGGGTCTACCTCACAGCAAAAGGACAGACTGATGGCACAAGATTTAATCGGAATTGTAGCTCTATGCGTTATCGTTGCAGGCGTGTTACTGATAGGTGAGGGTTTCGGCTTATAGCTGGCACCTTCACAGTCCTGTTGCAAGTACTGTTACCAAAGGGAGGATGCCTCCCCCGAGAGCGACACCTATAAGATACAATTAGAAAGTGAATCAATTCATTTAAAGGAGAATACAATGTTAGATACAATTACGCATGACTATGACTTCCAAGTAGTAGAAGAGAAAGCATACTTGGCAGATGGTACAGCAATACCAGACATGAAGATACTTAGACATCCAGATACAGGGTTTATTCTAGGTAGACACAGCAGTAATTACAAACCTATCAACTACGAAGAGATGGTTGATAACTTACTAGTTGGTCTTAATAACTCAGACATATCTCAAGATTACACTACTGATATCAAGGTACATAACGGTGGACGTAAGCTTAAAGCTACTGTGTTATTCAATGACATAACAATCAACCCATCCCCTCAACTCAATGACCTAACTCATTACAGAATCAATATGTTTAGTAGTCATGACGGTACTTGGCCTTACATTATTAGTGCCGATGGCTTGCGATTAACCTGTCTAAATGGACAGACATTTGCTGACCCACTATCTAAGATAAGACTCAAGCATACCTCAAGGGTAAGCATAGATGATACAGCTAGACATGTGCTTAACAATTACGAGACCTTCAAAGATAAAGAAGAAATGTGGAGTGAGTATGCTTATACTAGTATCTATGAGACAGAGGTAGAAGATTTTTTCAAGGCTAATATAGTTAAGAAGAAAACATATTCATCAGTCAGGCATAACAACGAGCGTCAGTTAGAAAACCTGATGAGTTTATATCACGACCATTCTAGCTGGATGGGTCACAACAAATGGTCTTTGTATAATTGTCTTACATCATGGGCTACTCACACTGACTTCACTGATAACTCAGGCAAGCGTCTGTCTAAGAGTCCACACAATACCTCAGTAGAAAGGGAAGCTATGATTGCTAAAGCAATGGACACTGAATACTGGCACACATTAGGTAGAAAGTTATGAGCATAATTAAATGTAATGAGTGTGATGGCACTGGTATGGTAGACAACTACTATGCTAGTCCATCATACAACCCAACGTCCTCTGACTACGGAGTAGCAGGGATGTCAAGCAACCCAAAGGTTTATTTTTCACACAAAGAAGAACTCTGCCTTAAATGTAATGGAGATGGACATGAGTAATCCAATGAATGAGCTAGATAAATTAGCAAGTGGCTTAGAAAAATTAAGCATACGACAAATAAAAGAGAAAGAAACTATATCGTTAGAAGATGCTGTGCAAAATAGTAAAGCTGAAAAATCACGTGAGTTTTTACAAGAAGCACACGGTATTGTGTATGGTGACAGACACGAAGAGTATGGTGATGCAGCTAATAACTTTGATGACATTGCTAGGATGTGGACTGACTGGAATAGAGGCTATCATTTTACTAAAGAAGATGTAGCAATGATGATGATAATGGTTAAGATAGCACGCTGTCATCAGAACTGGACTGAAGATAGCCTTAAAGATATCGTAGGTTATTGTACAATTCTACATAGATTTAAATTTCTTGATGATTAGTATTGACCAATCAACTGCGTGTGTGCTACAACAGAATCATGATTAGTTATTGGGAACAGATAATGGAGAAGCATAGGTGGGTTGACCTGCCTATGCACAAGGTGTTTAAGCGTGCTGGTCTTCCAACATCTACATACTATAGAGCTGTGCGTAAGCAAGACATAAGACTAGCAACAGCTAAGCAAGTAGGTAGAACTCTAGATAGATTAGCTAAGAACTGGGCTACTGGATTATCTGAACCCAAGAAGATTAACTCTCAATGTAAAATTAAAAATGAACAATGAATACAAAGCAATGGTTGAACAGCTTGTAATATACAGGCATGAAAAGAAACTTAGCCAAGAAGATTTAGCCGACATCATTGGCATAGGTAATTCTTTGGTACACAAATGGGAGCAACACAAGCGTATACCAAGTGGGTTCATGCTGTCGTGTTGGGTTGATGCACTTGGTTGCAAAATCGAAGTCACTAAAAGGTAAGATGGAATCAGGCACAGGTACGTGCGATGCTTGCTATACTAAAACAGAATGGTTTGTTGCTATACTACATAGCTATAAGCCAACGAAACATTACATCATCTGTTTAGATTGTTACGAAAGGGAGACATGGCAAACAAGAATAAGTCAAAGGGAACTTACCACGAGAAATGGTTCTGCAAATGGCTCGAAAAAATCGGCATCAAAAACTACCGCGTCCCCCTCTCAGGTGCGCTCGGAGGTGAGTGGTCAGGTGACATCCACCTCGCAATGGTGGGACGAAAACTAGTAGGTGAAGTAAAATACAGGGATAAGTCTAACTTCCCTAGCCCCTTCACAGTACTCGAGGGCAAAGACATTGCCTTCTATAAACGTAAAGCAGGCAAACCTCAGACGCTTGTGATTATGGACGGTGAATTGTTTGAGGAAATAGTAGGAGAATACCATGACAATAGAATCACAGAGGGTGAGAGTTAAGAACTACCTAGAAGCAGGGAATAAACTTACACCCATTGAAGCACTAGATAAATTTGGATGCTTTAGATTAGCAGCTATAATTCATGTGCTTAAAAAAGATGGCATGAATATACTCAGTCACATACACACACATAGTGGTAAGAAGTATGCAGTGTATGAGCATGTGCCAGAGGGTGATGTTAAGAAACCTGAATCCAACTGGATGATGCCTGAGTGGGGATAAAAAAACCCCTGCCTTAGTTGATATCTAAAAGCAGGGGCTATAGTTGAGTGGCAGGAGAGCCAAAAACAAATACTTATAGGACGTTATGAGACACCTATGTACGCTACAACACTAACATTAAACATTTGCAAAGCGCAAGTTAATAATGCCAATGCAAAATATGTATACATTATTCTTGCTTCATATGTAGATGAAGGTGGTGTATGCTATCCTTCCATCCAAGGATTAGCAAAGAGAACAGGGCTATCAGGACGTACTGTTATTAGAGCTATTAACTACCTAGAAGAAAATAAATTCTTAACAAGAGAGCGTGGATGTAAGGGTAACACCACTCTCTATGACTTAACTTGCCCACTGGAGAACACCAATGACAGATGAGAGTAGTGACACACAGTCACACAAAGAGAATAAGATTATTACTTATACTAACAATAAAGAACTAAACTCTTTGGGTGACACACTGTCACCTAGTGAGTTCGACTTCACTAGGTTCTGGGAAGTATACCCCAAGCATGTGCAGAAAAAGACAGCACGTTATGCTTTCTTCAAAGCATGCAAGACAGCAGACAAGTACGATATAATTTCTGGTGCGCTTGCTTTCGCTGATGCTATGAAATCCAACAACACCCTCAAGAAATACATACCTCATGCATCTACATGGCTAAATGGTGAGCGTTGGGAAGATGACTTCGATGACCTCAAGGAAGAAACCAATACACAAGTGCTAGATAATATTCTTAGCTTCCCTCTAAACCAGCTCACAGCACAGGACAAATGACATGACCTTTGACGAACGTACAAAAACTATCGGACAGTGGGTACAGAAGCTTCTCCGTAGGTATGAGGCCCCATCTAAGATGGATAATGATTCCCTTCGTGAGGAACTCATGCTAATTGTCAAAGATGTGAACGCAAATATTGCAGGCCATGTCACACCAACACAACTATCCTCACTCTTAGAAAGAATAGAAGGTAAGATAAGAGCGAGTCATGGTGCGCGCACTTGGCCTACTATTAAGACCTTCATCGATGCCGCTAAGAAATCAGCAGTTGATACACCACCTAATCCTACAGGTGAGTTCTCACTAGACCCACTAAAAATTACAGAGAGGCGCATCAAAAATGGTGAGCCAATATCAGATAGCTATCTAAGAGAGGGTGTCCTAAAAGATAAGCTCCTCTCTTATACTAGCATTACTAACGACGACCTTGAAAAATACAGGGTTGATACTATCCACGAATAATGTATAATAAAAACAGGAGAGTACAATGATAAGACATGGATTTATTGGCGGTTCAGACTGCGCCAAGATAATGAGTAATGATTGGCATGACCTTTGGTTAACCAAGACTCAAAGAAAACAACCAGATGATTTAAGTCATTTGATTCAAGTGCAGCTAGGTGTATTTACAGAACCATTTAATCTAAACTGGTTAGAACTAAACACCGATTGGAGTCCACACGAAACTCAAGTACCATACACAGCAGACTGGTTTGGTGTTCCAATTAAAGGTACGCTCGATGCACTAGCTGTTAACTCACAGAGTCATGAGGCTATAGTAGAGTGCAAGCATACCAATGCGTTTACCAATATAGATAAACAAGTAGAAAGATACATGGCACAGATGCAGTGTTACATGGCAATCAGTGGTATCAATGAATGTGTGTTGTCTTGTATCTTCGGCAACTCAGGGTACAAAGCTACTATAGTTTCAGCAGATGAAGAGTATC